CCCAATCCCGGCTCTACTACTGTGGACTCCTTTATGTAAATAGGAGCCTGAGCTGGGTCGTCAATAGCAGCCGCGAAGATGCGAATGCGGGAGACAACAGAGGCAACCAAGTTGAAGGCGTACTTAATTTCACCGATGGCGTCGTAGTACTCCCACGCTTCGCCCTGCCAGGCAGATGAGGAAGCGGAGCGACGTTGCTTAAACTGCTCGAATTCGACCTTGTCGTTCGGCTTTACGATGGAAGCAGCAGCGGTCAAGGACCGAGGAGAGTTGAAAGGCACAACAGCGGGGGAGTTGAAAAAGATTGCGGAGGCTGGGGAGGAGGCGCGGGGAGGGCGAACAATCTGAGTCGAGGTCGTCATCGAGGGCTTTACTTTTGCGGGCCTTGTGCGAACAGCTTTTGCCTTTGGCAGAGGAGCTTTCGGTTCTTCCTTACTAAATATTCCCATTGTGATGCTCCTTGTCAATGTTGCGGAACACGAGTTATTTTTGCTCGTATGCGGTCAACAGTCCTGCAATGGCTGACAGTGCAAAAGGCACTGCAACTATAACAACTACTGTACTAAGCATAGCTGATATAAATAACAATGATGCCACCCATATTGACAAACACCATTCGCAAGTAAACAGGTACCCAAGTTTGCTCGTTTCTGGCGGAAACTTCTTCCAGAAAAGATTGCGGGGTGTGTCGAAAATGATGTCTGTCGTCATTAACCGTGTGATTCGATACGTGGCTAGCGCAAGAACTATAAGACTCAGAGCGTCCATCATTCGGTGGGGTCCTCACTTGACATCATAATATTTCCGTAGGGATTCCATGTCCTCAAGCGAGAGCCACAGCCACAGTTCTCATCCTTGGTGAAGGCTAAGATTTTTCCGGATTCGGTGACTGCATGATGAAGCTTACCATCAACAGAGTGCTCAGTGACTCTTTCTCGGAAAACAACTTTTGGGCCCTCAGGGGAGTCGTTCGCAATCATAATTGTTTCATTGAGAATCACAATCCGACAGCGGTCAAGAAACCTTGTGCCCTGAGGGGCGTCACCGCGCATCGTGAGAGAGGTGTAGTCCGCCAGAGATTGCGGGGGTGCTAGGCGGATGATTGCAGGGAATACGTCTACGCGCTTCACGTGGTGTACTCCGAGGGGATATAGAAGGTGTCCCAGCCAAACGTCTCGCGGGCAACGGGGAGGGGGATAATCATGGGCTCCGCTCTGGTAGAGGTAGCTATGCCGTCGACAACCGACTGCATGGAAGACGCACGGGTTGCACGCAACCATTCTTTTTTGGAGGTTAAAGACTTTATGGGGAAAGCCATAGGAAACTCAGACGTCTCGGAAGTCATCGTCTCGAGGAAACGGGCCTGGCTAGACTTTTGGCTGTCTGGGTTGCGCCACACCACAACGGCCAACTCATCCTCGTTGTACGAACCGGACGTTGTTTTATAGACCTTCATTTACTCAACCGCCTTGCCATAGCCCTGTAGGAAACTCCGGCTGCTTCAGCAATCGCAGCCGTCGGAACCCCCATGGCACGGAGTGCTGTCGCCATGGCTGTGAGGTCACGGTTCGCCTGGGCCATAGGAGAGTTTGCCAAAGTGCGGGCTCGGTAGCGCTTAGCCAACGTGGCGAGGTTCCTCAATGTGTCTTTCATAGCAGGGGGAACTCCCGGAGAGACGGAGCGGACACGCGGGGCACTCTTGGTGGGGACGGAGGTTGTCAGACTGCGGGGAGGAGGAGTGGGGATAGGACGGTGCTGGGTAGTGGAGGGAGCACGCTTGACCCAGAAGTGGACGGTTGTCTTCGGACGCTTCGGGTCGAGACTGTCTCCAAGGATGGAGAGGGACCACCCAGCCTCCCACAGGGCACGGAGCCGAGACTCCGAATCTGGGCGCGAAAGAGATTTGATGAACACCACTTCATCTTTAGGCAACAGTTTCTTCTCCACTGTCTTATTGTACCGGACAGCACCGGTGTCGTTCATAGGCGGAGAGTCCGAAGAATCTTGTACGGCAAAGACGATTTAGTGAACCTTTTAGTGAAAATGACTTTGGGCGCTGAGTTAGAAGTGCGTTGCGGAAAGTAAAGAATGAGATTGTTTCGGCATTTTTTATATACCCTCGGGGGTATCCAAACTGAGGTAATTTCATAGGCTTAGGCACCCTGCCGGGGGTGAGAATCCTGGGGGCGCGGTAGGGGATAAAAATAGTTGTCACTAGTTACTGAGGGATACATAAAAAGCCAATTAGCTCACATGCCAATTTTAGGCACTTAGGGGTGAGTGTGAGCGAGTGTGGGCGAGTGTGTGGGCGAGTGTGTGCCCTGTGTGGCCCTGTGTGTACCCTGTGGGGGAGTTGGGGAGTGGGTCGGACAATTAGGCAGGGTGGGGGCGCTAGGCGCTTAGACACGCTTACAGGGGCTCTCAGGGGTGAATTAGCTCTGGGCCTAGGTGCATGGGCAGAGTGCCTTATTTTAGCCTATCCGCATGCCTAGGCCGTATGGGTGGCGAGTGGGTGCGAGTGGGCGCGAGTGCCTAGCGTGGCGCTGTAGCGCCCTAGGGGCGCGAGTGGGTGCGAGTGGGTGCGAGTGGGTGGTGAGTGTGGCGAGTGTGCCTAGGGTGCCTAGGGTGGCGCGAGTGGGCGCGAGTGGGGCGCGAGTGGCACCGGGACCGGGTGCCGGGTGTGTGGATGCCCCGGGGGTGAGTGGCACCGGGTACCGGGTGGGGGGCGAATTGCGACCGTGTGCGACCGTGTGGGGCAATATCACCCTAGGAATGCCTAAGGCCCCCACCGTATGGTGAGGGCCTTAGGGGTAGGTGCGTGGTGGCTAGGCAGTGGCCCTGGTGGCAACGTAGCCACGGAGCTGGCGAAATTGAGCGATAAGCTCGCCCTCGGGGTTGAAGAAACCCTCGGGGTGTTTGATGATGGTGTCCATAATCCGGCGGGTATCCGCAATTGCGTTATCGAGTGCGATGGTGTCGCGGGGGGCGGTGAGGGAATCTGACATTAGGTGCCTTTCGGTTAGTCGAGCGGGTGCCCGATAACCCCCATACTAAGTCACAAGTGTGTGTCGTGTCAAATCGAAACAATAACCCGCACAATCACGCGGGCTACCGGGTGGGGTGAGGGCATAAAAAATCCCCCACCCGATAGGGTGAGGGACTTTTAGTGGCAGGTGCGTGGTGGCTAGGTGACCCGCAGGGCCACATAGTAGTAGATATCAAACTCTCCACTCAGTAGCTAATGCGTCACCGTCTTGGATAAAGACGAACCCAAGTCCGGTAGCAAACTCGGACCAAAAAGATTGAGGCTTGCGCACATACTTGCGCACAATTTCTCTACCATGAAGCCCCTGTTTGGAACTAGCAGTGAAAAGCTCAAAACCGTACGCTTCGGCTAAGGCAATTGCTTCGGCTTCAACAAACTCAGGCCAAATTGGGTTAGTCCACACCTGATTCTCAACGCAGGCGCTCGCATACCGTTCCCACGTTGTGACGTTCGACAACGCTTTGCCACTTTTGGTGAGGGTATTGGTGGACATGAGGTACCTCCTGGGGTTGGGTCAAGCGGTGCGCTTGATAAACCAATCTTCACACATTTACTATCTTATGTCAATTCCCAACATCCCCGGCGTGTCGGCAAGCGCATCGAGCCGCCATCCTTGGAATTTTCACAGCACCCACGGGCTCGGGCTCGGGCTCGGGCTCGGGCTCGGGCTCGGGCTCGGGTGTGAGCGCTGTGCGCCTAGCTAAGGCGGTGGGACTATCGGCGCAGTGTGTGCCACCCACCGGGAACAACTCCGCCCCCGGGGTGTCCCCCAGGGGCGTGGCGGTGGTGTAGCTATACGGACTTGGGGCGCAGTAGCAGTGTTTCGGCCTTCCCCTCCCACTCGCTAAAATCTTTGATGGTGGCCTGAATCGTCAGGGTGTCGCCGGGTGAAACATCCCAGCACCATCCGGCGGTGGTAAACATTTTGACCGTTTGCTTATCGGCGGTGTCGATAGCGATGAGGCGCGATGTGCCGTATTGGGTGTCAAGATTAGTTGCGATGGATACTGTCCCAGTAACTTTGACCTTATCGCCTACGGTGCCAGGCAAGTGCGACCACTTAGACTTTTCGGCCTGCTGTGCCTCCACACGGGCTTCACGCTCTAGCGCATCCGCATCGCGCTTGGCCTGCCCTGCATCCCACTTGGCCTGACGCTCGGCCTCGGCCTTGGCATCGCGCTTGTCCTTGGCAACAGCGAGAACCCTAGCGTTTTCGGTGGCTTCGACGTGAGTGAATGCGACAGTGGAAGTGACACCACTCCCTAGGCACAAATAGCATTGACTTGACCGGGTGCCGTTGTTGTAAGAATGTTCACCAGAACCGTCACAGCGCTTACAGGCAGGTGTGTAAAAACTAGCTACACGAACATAGGTTGAGCGGTACTCGGTGCCATTGACTAGGGTGAGGAATGTTTCAGGCATTTCGAACTCCTTGGGTTAGTTGGTGTGCCACCATTATCGCCTAGATTGTGTGTCATGTCAAATCGAGTAAATGCTAGGCGTTATACCCGGTGAAAAATAACCGCACTGCCAGGCGCATGGCCCACACTGGGCGCGGTGCGCTATGTGTGCCACCCTGAGCGGTTACGGTGGGTAGGTAGCCTAGTGCCACCCCAAACCGTGCTAGGCGCTTAGCGGTGCGCTTATCGGCGACGGTGCAAGTCGGTGCCGCGGGGTATCTAATCGTGTAAACTGTCATGTGAATCTCCTTGGGTAGGTGGTAATGTCCCACCATTATCGTCTAAATTGTGTGTCATGTCAAATCAAAACATCTCGGGTGTCTTGGCACTCTCGGACTGCAAGCGCTCGCACCCCGTGCATCCTTGGAATTTTCACAGCAGCGCAGCAGCGCAGCAGCGCAGGCGCAGGCTCGGGCTCGGGCTCGGGTGTGAGCGCACAGGCACAGGCACAGGCACAGGCACAGGCACAGGCACAGGCACAGGCGCCTAGCTAAGGCCCTAGGACTAGCGCGGTGGGTGATTGTCCCACCGGTGGCACGCGGTGGCGGTGGGTGGCTTATGTGGCTTGTGGCTTGTGGCTTGTACTCGCATACGCAAAAATCCCCCACCTGCTAGGGCGGGGGACTTTTGGGTGACGTGCTAGGCCTTGGGAAGAACCAGTTTCGTGTAGAGGGTTTCCTTGTAGGTGGCGCTGAATGCTTCCGGGAAGAGTGCCTTGAGAACGGCGCGGTCAACGCTTGAGGTCTTGGCGTTCTGGCGTTCGATAAGAACGGTGCCTTGGTAGTCCACACCGTACGACCCGGCGGGAATAACATCGTTCAGAATGGCCTTGGCGTCTACTTCTAGCGACTTAGCTAGCTCTGACAATTCGCGAGCTTTCTGCAGGTTCTGAACGGCCTTGAGCTGGTAGGCGTCGAGGGTAATGGTGCTGGGTGCTGGGGCGGTGGTGGTAATTGTCATATGAATCTCCTTGGGTAGGTGGTGCTATCTGTGGGGGCGTTTCCCCCTGCGATATCTTCACTATACGGTATGCAACTATGTCGTGTCAAATCGAAAAAATAAACTAACATCCCGGGCGTGTCGCACTTGGGGCATCCTTGGAATTTTCACAGCACCCACGGGCACGGGCGACGGGGTGCGGGGCGCACAGAAACGCCCACCCCGTGGGGCGGGCGCTTCCGGTGGCTAGCTAGGCGCTAGCTAGACCCTGAGCTAGTTCGATGCAATCCTCGCACTGTGGGCGACATCCAAAGTGAAATGCAAGTCCATCCTGCAAGTCACGAATCTGCGCGATGTAGTTTCCCGTGGTGACGTAGTTGTCGCATGTGTGGCAATCGTAGGCGGTGATGGTGGTTGTCATGGTGTCCTCCTGGACTTTTATCAAGCGGTGTTGCTTGATAAATCAATCTTCCCATATATTGTGTGTGATGTCAAATCGACCCGTAAACAACTAAAGCCCCACCGGTTAGGGCGGGGCCGTAGCGGTAAGTCCGTGGGCGCTAGAAGACATGGGGATGTGCATCTAGGTACTCGTTGAGTGCGGTAAGGCCTTTGGCGATATCGCCCGCGCCATCAACCATCACACCCGATATGCCCCGCGCACGCTTGATGGCTTGATTATCGTACTGGCCATCCAGGGTGGCAATCCCAATCTCGCCGTGCAAGTCCAACAGCTTCTCGCTCATCGCGCCTAAGCGTGCAGCCAATTCCACTATGTACTCATCGGCCACGGTGGCGACATCGAGGGAAGAAATTCTGGTGCTGGGTGTTTCTGACATTAGGTGCCTTCCGGTTAGGCGGGCGGTTGCCCGGTATGACCATTATCGGGCATATTGTGTGTCATGTCAAATTCTTACATCCCGGGGGTGTCGTGGTGGCCCATATCATGCAGACACACACACTTAGATTCTGGTGTGGTGCTGGGCGTGTAGTCGTAACACACTGTGCCGTCATGCCCTAGATAGGTCATCGCGCAGCTAGGGCACATACCATAAGCTGTTTCGTAGTCCTCAGTGTCTTCACGGCTATCGCACTCTGGGCAACTAGGGTCAGTGGATAGTTCTTCATCGGTAAGTTCTTCGGTGGTCGTCGGTTCTCCTTTATTGTTGGGTGCCCGTTCACTCTAGTCCACGGGGTGTGTCATGTCAAGTACGTACACCCCGCAGCAGCAGCAATGGGGCGAGTGTGAAAATTCCAAGGATGCACTGCGGCGCTGCGGCAGCGGGCAAGAAAAAACCCCCGCCGGTTAGGGCGGGGGCCTTCTGGCTAGTCCGGGTATTCCTCAAGCCAATCGCGCCGGGCTTGGTCTACGATACGGGCTTGCCTACATGACACGACATCATCCCCACATACTTCACACATGATTACTTCCACGGTGTCCCTCTCTCCTGTGTAGTTGTTACTCACAGCTTATCATACATAATATAAATTACCTAATCGTGGTATTCCGAAGCGGTGGGGGGGCGGCAGCGAGTAGTGACAACTAGCAGCGGCGGCGGCAGCATCATCCTTGGTTTTTTCACAGCGGTGCAGCGGCAGCGGGCACAAAAAAATCCCCGCGTGCTAGGCGGGGATTCTCTCGCGGTGCGCTACTTGCTGACGTGGTGGGCCGTGTAAAGCCACTCGGGAAAGTCGTTCTCCCGCATGTAGTCCTCGCCTTCCGTGGTCAGACTAACGTCTAGGTACTGGTCACAGTGGCACGCTACGGGGGAATCTGTTTCCCCATCGGCGAACGGAATCTCGTAGGCGTAAAGCCCACTGGGGTGTTCTTCGGTGCCACTGCCATCCCACGTAAGCCCCCAAGTGCGGGCAAATTCTTTGGCGTGGGTTTCACAAGAATAGTCGGTGAAATCCCCACCATCGTGCCCCACAACGTATGGGGGCAGCAGCTTCTCCGTGGGTGCGGTCATGGTCGAATCTGACATGTTTCCTTCTCTCTGTGTAGTTGTTACTCACAGCTTACCATGGATACGACAAAACACCTAATCGACATAATTTATTTTCGATTAGGTTATTTACACAATGTGTGCAATGATGGTGTTACACCAACAACGACAAAGGAAAAATTATGACCAGAAAAACAGCAGTAATTATCAGGACTAACCACGTCATCGAAGTCATCGACATCGGGGACAACGCACTTGGCAAGCTCCAAGGGGCCGTGGGTGGGTATGTGCAAGCTATCGACCTAAGCGACACTGTGACAATGTGGCTAAACGAAGAGGGAAAGCTCACTGGGCTACCGCATAACCTACTCGGTCAAATGCACTGGGATAGGGCGTTCGGCCCCGACACGGATACCGTGATGGGCGACGTAGTCTTCACCGGTGGCGTAGACGATGAGGGTGACACTGTGGGACTCACTGAGCGCCAGCTGAGTGACCTAACCGCGATAGCAGTACTCTAGACCCGCGCAGTAAAAAACCCCCCGGCAAGCGCTGGGGGGTTTTTGCTTGCAGCTGTGCTGTGAAAATCCCAAGGACTAGGGGCGAACTTCTACTTTCGTACCAGCAAAAAGAGCTACGAGAACTTTTTCATCGGTGCAACTTCCCAACAACTTCTTGTCCTCCATAAAACTTTCTAGTGCAGCCTTCGTGCCTACGCTCATCCAGCCGCGGTTATCTCCTCCGGCGGACAGATATCCCAGCTCGACTAGCCGAATCTGCGTGAGCCCCACTGACCGCGAGTTGCGCTCAAAGCTCTCGAACTGAATCTTCTCGCATGTCACTACAAGACCGGGTTGTGTCAGTGCTGTAGGCGCAGGGGCGGGCTTAGACGTTACCTTTATCGGCTCATCGGGTGCGCCGTGAGTGTCTGACTTGCGCTCGACTTCCTTGTATTCCCTCTCCATCATGCTGACCATCTTCTCTGTTGGTTCTTTGTCCTCGGGCATCTTGCTCCTTTGTTTGTGTGACTAATAGTACTATTAGTGTACTCTATCTTTAGTCCTTGGTATTTTCACACTGACCCCAAACAAAAAACCCCCCGCAGCACGGGGGGCTTCTTTAGTTCTGGGACTATGCTCTTGCGAGTTCTTTTTCCCGCTCCTTGTCCCGCGTAACACTCATCACATTGCGAACTACACCCGCGCCCTCCTTTAGAAAATTATTCCTAAGCTGAGCCGCGGATGTTTCAGAGGGGGTGGGAACGTAGTTCACAAAAATAGCTCTGTCGGATACTCTCCGCCACTGAACTGCGTAGACTTTGACTTCTTCCATAAGCTCCTCCTGTTGTGTTGTGTTGTGTTTTAGTCCCGCGCTGTTTCTACTTGGTGCATGTCGCTCCACACATCTGTCAGGGCGTGAGTGAACTTCGGCCCCCGCGTGCCATACATTTGGTTCTTGTAGTTTGTGTATGTCATGTCCTGAATGCCTTTGGCGACCCAGCTTGCAAAAACTTTTCGCTCGACTTCTACCCGTATCGGGTAGTCGTTATTCGGTGTGTGTTGGATTACTTCCCCCGCAAAATCTGCGATAGGCAGCAGCGAGTCGTAATCTCGCCCCCGCACAACAATAATGTCTGGCTTCGCGTAATGCGTTACTGCGCTAACGAACCCTGTTTCTGTAAATACCCACATACTTTTTGTTCCTTTCCTTACGTTAGTTTTCTCGTGACGAGAGAATTGCGGATGCCACTGCGATACCGGCAAGCGCTATCACAACATCTTCGTGGTTTCCTAAAATTGCTACCAGCAGCGCGGCGATACCCGCTCCGGCGGTGGCTACCGCTGTCCATACGATATTTCTAATCTTCATGCTATCTTCCTGTCTGGCCTTGTGCGGCCCACTAGCCGTGCGCTTGAGTCCCTAAGCGCTGTACGCGTTAGGATAGCTCGGCGTGCGGTTCTGTAATCTATGGCTAAAAAGATAGCCACTTGTTGCACTGTCCACCCACCAACATAAAGCTTGGTGGCTAGTTCTCCGTATCTGTCTTTTTTAGTCACTCAGGTAGTTTATACCATCTTCCGGCATAAAGCAAGTCGCAGCCGGTCCTTGGAATTTTCACAGTGGTGCGGCAGCGGCACCTCTGACAACTTTGGCTAGCTCGGCAGCGTTGGAATTGACATCTTCGTCTATGTTTTCTTCCTCGATGAGCTTGTCAAGTAGTAGCACCGCAAAATCTCCATGGCCCGCAAACGTAATCACCAGCTTGGTTTTACCATCGTTGGGGTCGTCCACTATGGCTACGGTGTAGGGGCTTCCCTTAGAGTTTTTGTGTTCTTGTAGGTCTAAAATATCGACTGGCATCATGCTCTAAGTATACTGAACTCCTGTGAAGTGAGAAAAAAAAGAACCGCGGCACCCGAATGTCAGGACAGGTGCCGCGGTTCTCCCACCAGGAGAAGTGAGCCGTAAAAAATTAGTTGTTCTGTTTTTGTATTTGTATTCTAACACATAGGGGGCTGAAAGTCAAGTCGGTGTGGGCTATTCGCCCTGCTCCTCTATTTCTTTCTGACTGCGGGCTTCTCGGGTGCGGGCTCGCCTAGTTCTTTTATCATTATGCGTACCGCTTGCCCCACTGCGTCGCAGCTCCCGCATAGCTTTCGCGTAGTTGGGGTTAGCTACCCCTCGGTATCTGCTTGTCATATTTACATAGTACACTATAAAATTAGTAAGCGCAAGTCGGCAAGCGCCCATCCTTGGTTTTTTCACAGTGCGCAGCAAAAGAAAGGGGGGCTTGCGCCCCCCTCGCTAAACCTCCTCGACCTCTCGCACGCTGACCATGAGTACGTCGCGGGCGCTGTATGCGTCTAGTGTGGCCTCAATCTCATCTTGGCTCACTGTGACTGACTCGTGAATATCTCCTGCAAACATTGCCTTGATTAGAACCTGCATGTTGTTCTCCTTTGTTGGGGTGTTAGTACACTGTAACATGGATAATCTAAAAAGTCAAATCTAGTCCTGGCGCTCTCTGTCCCTGCGCTCTAACGTGAGTCCCAGGGCAATCATGCCCCAAACAATCACTGCTGGCAGTATCGCCCAAGTCATGTACGTGTCGTGGAAAGATAAAAACAATCCCGTGGTGAGTGCGGTAATGAAAACATATTTTAGGGTAGTCCCAAGCATTGTGTTTCCTTTCGTCGTTGGTATAGGTACACTCTACAATGTAAACAACCTAATGTCAAGCTCTGCTATCAAAGTAGTTTACGTCTATTCCCAAAGTAACGAACACACCGTACTCTGCGTTGTGGGCCATAACCTCTCCATCGTCTACTCCATAGCTGTTGGGTTTCTCATCGTCCCATTGAAAAATGACCTCCGCGTCTAGTGTGGATACGTAGGCAAATCCGCGCTCTGTTGGTATGAGTTGTAGCTCGAGTTCCCAGGGGCTTTCCCCCTGCTGTACCCGCTTTTCTATTCTCATCGTTATAGCTTCTCCTTGTCGTTTGTGTCACCTGACTCTATCGTGTAAACAACCTAATGTCAAATCAAAACTCTCCTTGGAATTTTCACAGTAGTCGCACGAAAAAGGGGGGCTCTCGGCCCCCCTCTCTCTCTGTGCTAGTACCCTGCGTTGGTGAGGATGTTCCAAACAGTCTTCACTGTTTTGTCATCCATGTCCTCGATGGCCTGCGTGTTGACGATGTCCAGGTTGTCGAATGGGTTTTCCATGTTGTCTCTTTTCTGTGTAGTTGTGTCGGTGTGTTGCTTATGTAATAAGTATAATGGATACAACCTAGAAAGTCAAATCGACTATTAGTCTTCCCACTTTCCGGTGTGGCCCCAGTAATCATCTGAGCAGCTTAGGCATAGCCCTAGTTCTTCAGCGTGGGTATCACTGTCCACTGGGGCCTCACATTCGTTACAGGGGATTGTGAGGTCGGGACCCACTGTCATAGGTGTATGTACCATTAGTTGCTCTCTCCGCTTGTAGCCTTTAGCACTGCCGTGATTGCCCGGCAGGCGGTTAGTGTTTCTCGGGGCGCTTTTCCAAAGCAGACAATGACCCGTGTCTCGTCGCTGCCCCGGTTGCTCCACACTATCTCGTAGCCGGTTTCTGGTGGGTACTGCCAAGACATATACCACTCTCCCTGCTCATCGTAGTGAGTGCCCCGTGCCCGTAGAACGTCTACCATCGCTTTTACTGTGTGGTTGAGCGCGGTGATGACCTGGCTTTTTGTTACCATTCGTTGCCGCTCCATTCCGTCATATCGATGTTCCACTCGCTGTAGTTATCGTTGTTCTTTAGTACGGTGCTCATCTCGTGCTCAAGCACGTAGCCGGTAGCGTCAGCGATATGCCCGCCAGCGTCTATCAGCTTCGCCAGTAGCTGCTCCGCTTCTTTGTCTGTGTCTGCGGTCACGCTGTACTGTGTGACCTCAGTGTGCCGTGCGTAGTAGTCGGTCATTAGCTCCTCTTTCGTGGGTGTTCCCTAACTTTAGCGTGTAAACAGTAAAATGTCAAATCGAGTGCGCTGCCCGCCTATCATCTGCTATGTCTAGTAGTCTTTGCTCTGTCGCAGCGTGTTCCCACACCGGGCACCCATCAGCGTGGGTGAACGGTAGGGGGTCAAGTTGCCCACAGATACAGTCGGGCACTAGTTCATCTTCGTCAAATATCTTCTCAATCGTTACCACTTGCTCTCTCCCTTGTTAGTGTCTTCCACGATGATGTATCCCTCATAATCAAATATCTTGATTGCTTGAGCTTTCAGTGCGGGTTCTTCCACACACTCACACTCATCGGCTACATGCCATTCACTCTCGCACTCGTTAGGCAGCATAATCGTCTTATACTGTGGCGGTTTGTTGTCGTGTAAGTCATCTTCGGTAGTGACTAGCGCGGTGGCCCCGGTGCCGTAAAAGCCCGAGTACTCAATCTCAATATGCTCTAGTTTGTTGGTCACTTCGTGATAGCGCATTAGGTTCCCTTTCGTGGGTGTTGCCTAACAATATCGTGTAAACAGTAAAATGTCAAATCGAGTGTGCTGCAGGGTGTCCTTGGTTTTTTCACAGTGAGGACATGGGTAGAGAGAGGCCCACCCCTGGGCCCCTCTCCCTTACCCCACTCAACCGAACAACCGCAATATAAATCTGTGTGGTCACCACTCCATTTCTGAGTAGATATCCCCGGTGGACTCCTCGATGACCGCGAGCCCTGCCCACGTATCGCCGGGGTGGATGTTGTGGTAGTAGTACTCCACCATCCTCTCGGCCTGCTCAAGCCCTAGCCCGCCTTTGGCGTGCTGCATCCGGTCATCATCGTGTTTGATGGCTATCGTGTAAGTGGTCATTTTTTCTCCTTGGTCGTTGTTGGTAATACCTATCATACACAAGACACTCCCGCATGTCAAATCGGGGTGGCCGCGAGTTCCTGTTCCCGTTCCCGTACCAAGGCCAGCAGTTCGTCCTCGGGCATGTCCCAGCCTTCGTTCAGGTGGTAGTAGCACTCATTCTCGTGCATTACATGGCTCAGCGCGTCCATCGTGATGCCGTTGTATTTAGCGAACATCGCTACGTGTTCTTCCTCCGCATCGTTCTCTAGTGACACCCAGTGGTCTTCGTCCCACGCGGGATAGACACTCGTCAGCCATTCTTCTATCTCCACCGCTTCGATGAATGCTGCCGTGATGTAGCCGTCGTCGTCCAGCACTCGGACTTTGATACACGCGAACGTTGAGTAAGTCCAATGCCCGAATGTCTCGGCGCTCACGTCGTTCGGGTAATGCTCTGCCAGGCCCTCCAAAATCTTGATGTAGTTCGACCAGCCCATCAGGTACTCGTCGGTAAGCTTGATGTCTGGCGTGGCAAACATCATCGTATGCGTGCTGAAAAGTTCGTCGTCGTGCCACATACTGTCCGACGGCATCGTGAGCGCGTCCTTAGCCTGCTCAATAATCTTATCGTTGCTCAGCCTGCCGTCATCGACTAGCTTGAGTTCACACTCGCGTAGTTTCATTATGTTGCCTTTCGTTGTTGGTAGTGCCTACTTTACAGCAGACAGTCCCTAATGTCAAATCAAGCCCGTGCAGCAAACCGGTGTGAAAATTCCAAGGACCCGCACACAAAAAAAAAAGACACCCCCACTTGGGAGGTGCCTTTCTTTTTATGTCTAGCGGTTGCGAGCCGCGTGCATGTCCTCGGCATACCGCTCCGCGTCTGACCAAGCGCTCTCGCCCTTGAACTCTTTGACTTGCCTGTTCTTGAGATTGTCTATAACAACGACTACCATCTCATCGGGTGTGCGGTACACGTGATAGTCTCCCCGGCCCCCTATCCAGGGTATTCCCTTGAAAGCTGTTTTCTGTGCCATGGTGTTCCTTTCGTTTGGTGTGTACCCAATCTACTATAAACAATCTATAATGTCAAATCGGGTTAGCCATCCTCGGGGTCCTGCTCGTCGTCATCGTGCCTGTCAATAATTCCCGCTTCGTTGCTAGCAGCCAGCATATCCCAGCCGTACATTTCGCCCAGCCAAACCGCGGCGAGACGAATTGCGAACCCATCATCGTCCTTGTCGTCGGGGGTCCGTAGCCGTTCGTCAAGTTCTACGCTGGTCACTAAAGTAAAGTGCTCGCCTACAAACATGACGTCTTTAGTATTTGCTATGGTGTCCAATTTTTCTCCTTCGTATCTTCACACTGACTTTATTATGCCACACCGTGGGGGCAAATAGCAAACCCCCCACCCTTTCGGGTGAGGGGCTGCTTCGTGGTCTGTCTAGCCGTGGCCTACGTGGTCGATGAACCACTCGCGCTTCTCAAGGTCAAAGACCGTGTACTCGTCTGCAAGGGTCTGGTCGTCATTTTCGTACCCGTGGCCGGAACGGATGAGGTCCTTCCCAATCTCTGTCGCGTCTGCCGGTGTGTCAGCTTCTACTGTCACAGTCACCGGGACTTTGTAGTGCCCGGAAACTACCCAGTAGGCCATTATCGGGAGTCTTCCATGGAGACTACTGAGCCGTCAGACCCAAAGGTCAGGCCAGTGTGGATGATGAGCTGCCCATCGGCATCCTCGTCCAGCAGCGCGTCAGGGAATACGTCCAGCATCTTTGTCATTAGTTCGTCGTGTGTCATTGTGTTCCTCTCGGTTGGTGTTATACATACTATACACGACAAAGGCCCCGAACGCAAATCCGGGGCCCTGTCTTTTTATTTACACGCCTGGGGGGACGGCCCCGACCAGACCGGTGGCTGACTCGAACAACTCCAGACCCTTAGCCCATTCTTCGGGGTAACCATCTGACTTTACGTCAGCTGAATCACCGTACGCGTCTGTGAGGGCGATGAGTAGCGCAGTGACTACCACGTCGTAAGGCTTTTCATTAGTTTTGCAAAAGTGGATACCGTAGATTGATGAGTCCCGCGAAACTTCAAATGTTTCGTGAGAGTCCGCCCCGTAGCCATTGAGTCGCACTGTCTCGTTGGAGACTTCCCAAGCGCCCAGCTTTTCCCCCGAGGCGTCGGCAAGCGCGATGCCGGACTGTTCCGCGTGGGTGATGATGCTCGATGCTATTGCAGCAAACTTTATGTAGCTAATGTCCCGAGAAATTGCGAGACCCATTGCGCTGATGGTGTAGTAGTGGGTGTATCCGATGATGTCTTTCCTTTCGTTGGGTGATGCTTTTTATTATACCCTACTTTGTTTGTCATGTCAAATCGAAAATGTCCTTGGGATTTTCACAGTGGTGGGATGGGAAAAGCCCCCCGCCTAAGCGAGGGGCCTGTCCGGTGGATTACTTGAGGTCGAGCTTCGTCGAGCTGTTGGTGGAGACAACCGCCTCATAGATATCGGGAAAAGCCATGAGCTTGGTGTAGTCCATCGAGCGCCGTTCTTCCTGGCGCTGGCGAACTCTAATCACTCCCTCAATCGTGCCGACCTCAGCGTCCCCAAGGATAGCCAGAATCTGGTCTCGGAGAAGAGTCTTCTCTTTTTCGAGAGCTGTCGTTTGGGTCCGTAGCGACCTGAGCTGGTTCACAATTCCTTGCGCTGCGCTGTCAAGTTCCACGGCCTGAGCGGTGGTGGTGGTGGTGGTAGTTACTGTAGTAGCCATTTGCGAGCTTCTTTCTGTAGTACTGAGCTGTCTTGCTCAGTAGGTACAGTATAGGGTACACATGCCACATATGTCAAATCGAGGTGTGGATGTGAGCGGGGCGGGGTGAAAGGAGTAACTCCCCTCCCCGCTCACTAGCTACCCGGTGGGCAAGACCGAGCGCCTGGCAGGACTACGCGTTGCGCCGTCCTACATCTGTGAGCGCCCGAGCAGCTTCCCTGCCGATTTCGAGCGCTGAGTCTGTGGCAGAGTAGACATTCTCCATAACGCTTACCCCCGCGTTGATGAGGGTCTGACCCGCCAGTACACCCCCGAACGGGAGCCAAAGCACCGCCACCCCGTGCTTCTGGCATTGCTCCATCCAATGTTTACGCCGTGGCATTTCGTCGTGCTTGAACTGTCCGTCGCTCGTAACGACCAAGAGCCTAGCGCCGTCACCGTCTAGCAAGTTGAGCGCACCGTCAAGAGCACGGAACCCCTCATCGAACCTCTCAGTCCCATCCCGAGCCGAGTACACAGAGACGTTTTTCAGGTGTTGGCCTGGCTTGAGTACGGGGAAGACCTCATTGCCAAAGTACACGCTCGCTGTGCGACCCTGTACTCGGCGTACAGCCTCGGACATTATCCACGCCGTCGATGCCATCGGCTCCATTGCAGAGCCCATCGAGCCGGAGATATCGACCATCATTCCAACGGTGAGTGTTGGTGTGTCCGTTTGCTTGCGCACCTTGCGACGCCACGGCTCCACCTTCTGGAAGACGCCAACCGACTCCAAAGCCTTGCCCTGGATGAGTGCCCGCGTGCGGAGCCGTCCTGGGGGGAGAGCGCTGGATACCGTAGTCAGCCCACGCTCACGATACTTTGCCTTCTCGAGCCACTGTGAGATTACAACGGCAGCCCGACGCTCTTCATCGTTTGGTGGGCGAGTCTCCACCAGAGCTGAGTTGGTGCGCCCCGTGCCTCCGGGCTGGGTGGTGAAGACTTTTTTGGCCACGTCCTGGGTTACCTGGGCTTCCTTAGCTTTGCCTTCCTTAGCCTTGGCATCTTCTTTCCAATTCTCAGTTTGCTCCTGTTCCTGCAATTCCGTTTCACTGCCCGTGGCGCTCTCTTCCTTCGCCTCCCGCATAGCTTCACCGAGTGCTTTACCAAAGGCGCTTAGAACATCTTTCAGGCTTTCGGCGGAGTCATCCCCCGCTTGGGGTTCGCCGTTCTCTTTGGACTTGTTGCTAACAAGTTTGGCCCACTTACGCGCCAGACCGTACAGCACTGGTTTGGCGTCATGGTGGTCCGCACACTCACGAAAATCCTTAGCAATTTCTAAGAGCTTGCCCAGCATTTCTTCACCGAGAAAGTCATCTATCAGTTTGGTAATGTCGGCAACGTCTTTCGGCTTGAGAATACCTATCTCAACTCGGGTATGAATCAGCCCAACAAGCCATGCAGACTTCTGTGTGTCTGGCATATCTTCGTAGCCCTCGGTTGCGTCGGCAAGAACAATGTCTATCGCACAAGCGCGGAGAAAAGGTAGCGACCTTGGTTTTGCTTGTGACCCGTGGTACTCAATGCGGGACTCTTCAAGAAGAGTTAGCGCACGGTACTCTTCGGGCTTGAGAGAGTCCCTAGCGGCTGGCATGCTCCAATGGGAAAACTCCGCGTGAAAGGCTTCGTGGTACAGGGCGCCAATAGCGCGTGGGTATTCGTACTGCTCAGAGCGCTGACTCAGGTCCCCAATCATTTCTGGTGTGACACCCTTGCCAAAAGCTACATCCAGGTTTACCTCAATCTCGGCAAGCACTGGGTTGTAGCATGCGGGTGCCCCGCCTCCGGCATTCTTCCCAACGTAGGCGAGCAGGTCTGTGCGCCCCGACCACTCGTTGGCGAGCTCACCAAGTTGGCGTCCCAAGGGGAGCCACTCGTTAGGCGTAGATTCTGCCCTGGTTGTGTCCTGCGAAAAATGTGCCATGATGTCCCTTTCGATTAGCCTGGTGCCCACCAGGTATGTGTTTATTCTAGTATACATTCTGGGTGTCTGTCAAGTTGGAGATGGGGGGAGAGGGAAAACACCCAAGAAAACCCTGTCCCCCCCCCCCCTGTAAAGCGAAACCCTAGGGAAGGAAGTACCTAGATTTTCGCTGGCTTAGCCTCTTCACCGAATGCTCTGGTAATGAGGTCTACAACTATGGCCCGGTCAATCTCAGGAGCCGACGCGAGAATGTTCCCGATAGCAAACTGAGTACCAAAGACTCCGGCAATGTCGCGGAATGCGATTAGCTCTCGCATCTGCGGTGCCCAGGACGTGAGTCCTTCGGCTTGCTTTTGGCTTAGCTTTTGGCCCACAGTCACCATGCTACTTGGGACCCCGAGCTTGCGAGCGAGGGACCAGTCCGTAGTCATTTCGGCTTGGATTGTGAACCTCGAAAGCAGGGCCTCGGACAACCGCACGCCAGGGGCGTTCGGGTTAGTCGCGGCAACTACAAAGAAGTTCGGGTGAGCCTTCACAGTTCCACGCTCAGGGTTGGCCGAGACTGTGATAGACCGGCGCCCATCCATGAGACCGTAAACAATCGAGAGGACCTTCGGGTCAATGAGACCAATCTCATCAATGAAGTACACTGCGCCCTCTTCGGCAGCTTTGACTAAGTCACCGTCAATCCACTCAAATCCACCTGAGGGTGTTTGAATGTAGCCACCAAGCATATCTGACACCTCGGTGTCACCCGTACCCATCAGGGTGTAGGTGTCCGTGAAAGCAGCTTCGACCAGTGCGGTCTTACCACAGCCAGGAGCGCCGTACAACATTGCGTACATTGCAGAAGCGCCTCCCTTGGTATTTGCTAACGCCGTGGCCTCCCGAGCTTTGCGGAGAGTCATCACGTCGGAGTGGATACCCCAAGCGCGTCCGTAATACTCTTCGCCATTGGGACGAATAAAGCTAGTCTCACCCTCAAGAACATCTGCTTCGGTGCTCCCACCCTTGCGTGGTTTGCGAGCATCGCCTGAGGCGCGGGCAACGTAGCGACCTTGGGGTGATACCAAAGCGTTGAGCCTCAGTGAGCCTGCTTCGCTAGTGTCCTGCGTCACAACGTCAATGATGCCTGCCCAGAAAGTTATTGAGCCTCCCAGGGTTTCGTAGCGTTCGCGTAAAGTTTCGTCGATTTCCATAATAGTTTCCTTCCTATTCCTTTTCGGGTATCTCTACTGTGTAGTTTGAAGCATCTCGAACTAAGTTCACTCGATAGATAAGCTTCGTGGGTGTCTTGCCTGCTCTGACATCAGTCATATCTTTTTGAGAGACCTCAAGAAAGATAGGGTTCTTGTGGATTTCCCACTTGCCAGTTATCAGAGTGTCGAATAGCTGGGTAGCAAAGTCAAGGCGCTCCTTGGCGCTCTGTGCCCTGTGGTTTTCGTCCTCGGGGTCTAGCCCCTCCACAGTAGTGCGGGGACGAACAGGCGTGGCCTTCCACTGCTTTTTGGGTGTGTCGTGTGTAATCGCCCTGCGATAGATACTCGCTGCGACCAGGGTGCCAGATTCGTCGTACCCATCGGGGGTAATCAGAAACTGGCTCATAGCGCCTGGCTTGTGGAATTGCGCGTAAATAGCAATTCCCTGTACTTCCTTCAAAACATCTAGCATTGGGTGTCTCCTTCATTTGGGTGTGCATAAGTATTATTGCATCTATTGGTACTAAAGTCAAATCCAGTCTTCGTTGTCGTCCAAGTACGCGTTCAGGTGTAGCCCTTCGACTGTGTTTGCGACTGTGCGCTCAAGACCATTGGGGTACGTCTGGACGTAGCCCCAGTCCCCATCGTTAGCCTTGTCGATAGCTTCGACTGCCGTAGGGATAAAAACTGGATGGACAGCTGGGTAGTGGTTGCTTTGAAAGTGCATGTACAGCGCGTTCTCCAAAGAGATGCCTGCCCCTACCAGTTCTGATGTTGCCATTGCCTGCATGTTGCCCATAATGTACCTTTCGTTTGGTTGATAATTATATAATAGACTAATTCTTCACGGAATGCAAATCTATTATGCGAGCTACCTGGATTTAACTTATTTAAAAAGGGTGAACTAGTGACAACTTTTTGATGTACACAGCAGCCGCAAGACTCCTTGATATTTTCACAGTAGCAAAAGAAAAACCCCCCACCCTTTCGGGTGAGGGGTCTTCTTTCAGAGCTACTCCTTGTCGTCGGGGAATGTAATCCCGTGTTCTGTCTCGAGCTTGTTACGAATGAAGGTGTGGTCTGCGCCCTCCTCGTAGCTCTCGGCAATCAGGCGAGCCACCGTGGTGCGCTCGTTGTGCGAGACTGAGTCGATAATCTCCCAGTCGAGGTCACTCCACACCGTGGTGTCGAGGACCAGCAGCCCTACGGCATTTCCGTAGTTCCCATCCTCCGCAAAGTATGCGAGGGTTTTCTGTGCTTCATTCATTAGTGTACCTTTCTTTTAGTTGGGTAGGAAAGATTCTCACTTAGAGTAAGAAACTCACGCACTGCCCAATCGGTCGGTGGGTTCGCCCTGGCTGGGCAATCCGCATAGGGCGCCGTATCAGGGTAGCTGTACGGTGCCCGGTGGCAGTGGCACGGTTTCTCGGGAAACTTTGTGTCCAAGTCGTTGTGACCAGTAATTACTCCTCTAGTCAGGGACACTCCATCAAGTACCGCACCATAGTTTATTTGCCCTGGGGTACCGCGGCGAGGCAACCGCTCCACATAAGAGTTGAAAACTGCGCCTTTATAAACCCGCGACCACACCAAAAGCCACCCTGTAACGTCATCCACAAAGTGCTCAATAGACTTGCGAGTGTAAGTATTGTTTGTGACGGTGAGGCCTATGGAGTGCAAAGTGGGGGGCCTCTCCGAGTACACCCTCGGGAACTGTAACTCTAGTTCAGAACGGAAGTGGTTGTTCTGCGCAGTACTGCCTACGATTTTGATATCCCACATTACGTCGATGCTACTCATTTTTCTCCTTTGTCGTTGTTGGTTGTGTATAGTTTAGTCTAGGGTAATGTCATTTGTCAAATTAGAGAAGTAGTCATCGAAAAGTTTTATCTCCTTCTCTTTTTTCTTCTCCGCATCTATGAGCGCCGACTCGAAGTCGACCCGGTAGATTTTTACTTTGCCCTTGGCATCAAAGCTTCGGGGAACTAACCGGAGAATCCGGTTGGTTGCCAGAGCTGCGTACAGCTTGTCCCCTGGGACCCCCAGCCGTTTTGATATCTCGGCTAGGGGTACGAGGGCGAACCGGTTACTCTCGGTCAAGAAAGACCATTTCGATGCACGGTCCCAGGTCTGAATAAGATTGGCCAATAACATCCTCAACCATCTCCTCGACCAGAGCCTTCGTCATCTCCTCTTGGTCCATGCCATCGAACTTGTCGTAAGCGTCCTCGTCCAAGTTGTACTCAAAGGTCAAGGTGCCTCTTGCTATTCTTGCCATTTTGTGTCCTTTCGTCGTTGTTGTTGTTTACACAGTACACTACTAATCGGTTTCGCGCAACTCCGCCTGTCTTGTTGGTGGAAAGCACAAAGCCCCCCGGTGTGGTGGCCGGAGGGCTAGGTGCCATTCCTACTACAGGCTGAGGTCTGCGGTCTCCTCAGCGGTCTCGAGCATGACAATCTTTGTTTCCGGCTCCGAGGGGCTCCATTGGGCGTCTACGGTTGACCTGCTCTTAACCCCAGGAACACCAACGAACCTCGCGTACACTTCGGCAGTCTGGCCGTTCTCGTTCCGGCCCTGGCCCGAGGCCTCGAAAGAACCGGCAGGCTCAAACGCCTTCAACCTACCCTGACGCATGTGCGTCACGCTACTGGGATTAACATTCCTGGCAACTACAGCCCACTCGCCCGGGTTGGCACGGAGAGCGTCAGCGATGCTGGCCCAATCTACGTTGGAACGTTTGTACCGCACAGGGGTGGGGGGCTCGGCCCACTCCACAAGCTGTGCCTTTTCTTCTACTACGTTTTCAATATCATTAGTCATTATGTTTCCGTTTCTGTTGGTGGACTTTCTGTCCGTCTAATTAATACTATAGAACGTGTCAGCCTGTTTGTCAAGTCGACACTATACAAGAGAAAAGCCCCGGGGTCCCGGGGCCTTTCACACTGCCTACTTGCCGAAACCGATGGGGAGAGCTACCACCCCTAGAGCTTTGGTGTACTCTGCTCTGGTCATGCCGTCTTGCCTGGCCTGCTCGTCGAGCATGTCTTCACAACTCTGACAAAGGTCAGAATTAGCAACAGCACGGTCGGCTACGCAGTTCTCGCAGAATCTAAATGACATTGAATCCTTTTTTCTATTAGGTTGTTATACCAAGTATGCGCTATAAACCGTCACATGTCAAATCGAGGTGCGCTTGCCGTTCCTTGGAATTTTCACAATAGCCCCGAGGTGGGGAAGTTATTGTATTGTTTACATTTGAAGGTTTACGCGGAAGCGTGCGGGCTGTTTCTGGAGAAGAAGTTGTCACTAGTTCGTGTATAAGCAAATCTCTTATATTTTCCTAACTTTGCCTAATCCGTCCTTTAGCGGACACCCCGGGAAAGTTGTCACTAGTTCGGACGTGTATTCATTTGACTACAAAATCCCTTGCGGGCAAACACACCTACCGGCACTTTTTTCGGAGGGTGCCCATACAGACTTAGGTATAAGTGTGTACGGAAGGCAGGCCGGACGGGGAACCGTCCCTGAGTTGTCACTAGTTCTAGATGGCTAAATTTAACGTAACCGGTTAGTGCTAAAGCCGATACTCATCCGTCATAAGCTTGCTACCACAATGCGGGCACGGTCCCAAGTCAGGCCGGTACAGGAGGAGACACCAGAAACAGTCCTTTTCCCTATCGTCGGTCACAGGGTCACAACCCCCGCCAGAAGGTCAGCAATCTCTCTTGCCTCATTCGCTCTTGCGGTCACACGGATGTGTTCCACTCGAGTTCGACATAAAGGAATATCTGCTTGAAGCCTTTTTGCATGCTCAGTGGCTAGTTGCACTATCTCGTCGGTTGTCATGGCCCGCCCAACTCGTCATCAGTAAAGTCATCCGTTACTACGGAGTCATCTTCATGCTCGCTGAACCCGGAGTCCTCGCCGGTTTCAAGTTTTGGCATAGCTTTTGCAACGGTCAACTTGGAAACAACTTCCTCATCTGCGCTTGCCGTCAAGGGGTCATCATCAATGACCTCAGCATCAGTTATGTCGTCCTCATTCTCTTCTCCGAGAATGCGCTTCGCCGACTCGACACCCTCCGCGAGCCGCTTGAGACGCTCGGCAATAATAATTCCAGGGGTCCGTGTGTCTGATATCTCGACACCTACGTCCAGCTCGGTACCTCCACGGATACCGGCACGGTCAAGTATCTCCGTGGTCGCCTTCAGACGGACAGGCTCGGAGACCGCGCTCTGCATAAGTTCCTCAAGAGTGTCTACCGCGTAAGGGGCAGCTTGAACGAGCTTACGGCGGGCCCTCTCAACGTCTTCCCCAGGTTTCCGGTGGGCCCCAAGGTGCATCCGACAAAAACCAGAATCCTTTATCCGTCCTGAATGCCAAAGCATGCAGCGTAGGCCGTCATTTTTTACAGTCACACACCGGCCAGGCTGAGCTAGCGGGGCACGGTTAGGAGAACTCGGGCCGCCCTGTCTCTGCTCCTCCATATATTTGCGGGTAGCTGAAACAACCCACGGGGGAGTCATCTTTAGAGCCTCGTCGTCGATAATCAAATCCAGGCCGCTTAAGTAATCCGAGTTCTGGGAAGAGGGGTCAACCAGAAGGGGAGTTTTTTGGCCCATGCTAATCGTGCGCCGTTGCCGTTGCTGTTCCTCAGAGCGCCCGGCAATCATTCCTGTCGGCTGACCCGTGCTGGAATATACACTATCCCAACTTAATTTCGCTGCTCTTAGGATTTGCCGATTTTGGAATGTGTCATCCACCACGCCGCGCTCGTGCTCAAGCAGGCCGAGAACGCTGAGGTCAGGTCGCAAGTCAAGCGGTGCGTCAAAAGCCGGCTCACTAGTTTCATCGTCTATTTTCTCAGGCTCAAAATTTACAATGTCGCTCATCGGTTTCCTTTAGCTAGGAAAGCCCGCCCCGGAGTATCTCCAAGGCGGGCTATCGAAAGTTGTTATTACTTGGTCGCGGTCTTTTTAGCCGCTGGCTTTTTTACTGCGGCCTTAACAACCTCAACAACTTTGGGACGTGTAGTTTCGCCAACCATAGAAGGTCCGTATGACGAACCGACTTTTGCGGAACCCAATGAAGTTACAATGGAAAGGATGGTTGCTCCGAGTGCAATGCTCAAAGCATCGCCCCAAGGCATCTGAACGATACCGACGGCAGCTGCACCGAGGGCTGAGCCAAACACCTGGAAGAAAGTCTTGACAGCGCGTTCCGCTGTAGCCTTCAGGTAATCAACATCAAACAACATAACTTATCACTCCTTAGTGGTCGATATGTTCGACCTAATCACAGAGTACAGCACAGCTCGGACGAATTTTTCAGCGTGTGCAGAGGGCTGGCAGCTTTTCCTAACAAATCGTGATTTTTACTAAATCGTAAAAACCCCCTACTTCCCTTTATTTATATAGGAAGTAGGGGGTTTGCGGTGGCTTACGACGTCATTTAGATTACAAAAACTAAACTGCTTTCCGTTTGGCTGTTCTAGTCTTCTTCTTCTTTTTCTTTTTCTTTTTGGTGGGGGACGCAAAAGCAAGCCGAGCAACTTCTTCGGTTGACAGAACAACCGCGATAGGTGCAGAGGCAGTAATCATCAACCCGACGGCAACCGAGTACGCACTCATTTCAGGAGTCACGCCGTCTAGCGTGTGTGCGATATTCGCGGCAACCGAGAGTGAGGCCGACACCCACAAAGCAATCCGAGTTCTGATTACGGGCTCACCTCTGTGCCTGAATACAAAGTAGCTAATCGTGTAGGCAAGGATTGCAGCATCAAGGAACAACGCGGGGAGCCACGCAATAGATGAGGGCAAGTTGGTTGTCTCAAGTGACACTCCCCAGATTCCAAAGAACGAAACGATAAAGGAAGACACCATGAGAATGAACACGAGGAACAAAGCAAGACTAAGAATTTTTGGTGTGTCAGGGTTCATTCGTGTTGCTTGCGGTTTCGTCGCCCCTCGCCCTGGCATAGCTAGTCCCAGCAGGTTTTGCTTCCCCTTTGGCTTGGCTTGGGCTACGGCTACCTTCTCTGGGTAGTCAGCAACTTTGTTAGCTTCCAATTTCTCGGCTTCCATTTCAGCTACCAACTCTGGACCGGGTGTATCAACTCCTCCACCCACGGCTTCATTCTGTGTGGGTCGAGGTGTGGTCTTGAGGTCGTACTCATCCATCGGGTCCGACTGGAACGGCACAACATTGAAGATGCTGTCGATAGGTGGTGCGGGTGGTGGTGCAGCAGGGGGCATCGGTACTCTGCCCGCCTCATTGAGTTTCTGAAACTCCTCGTTGCTCATGACCATTATTTGTTCTCCTCTTTGTAATAAGTCTCTACTGGATTGTCAACGGCAATTTCGACTTCGTGTAGCGCTGTGTCAAAATTTTTGCTGATGAAAGTTTTTCGGAAGCCCGGCATGTACTCAGCTTCTACTACAAATGCTTTGCCGGGTCTCACGTTGGTAGCAAGGAATACGATTCGTTT